CAGGCCATTCTGAATAGGTGGTGTCTATGATGTTCATATCCGGCGCTGCATTATCCACTGTGAACAGATAGTTGCCTTGATAAAACTCTTTGTTCTTGGCATAGAATTTACAACTGAGATTGCGTAGGAATGCTTTCTGTATCACAGCAATGTCATAACTGAAACAGTCCCATATTTGTAGTGTATCTAAGGGTAAAAACTTTTCCGGTTCTAGATTGTCTGAACGGCTCACATAGGCATGCAGGGGCAGCTTGTCATAAAGCGCACCATAGCGTGGCAAGTAGGCTTCTATGCGAAATGCTTGACTGCGTAGGCTCTTGATTGAAACCCAGATGCAAGGTTCGTACTCACCGTGGCCACTTTTAAAATCGTATAAGAACTCTCGTCTTACGAAACAATGTACTGGAGGAAGGTTGGCAACTAGAAAACTCATTCACATTCCTTTTTATCTATACAATCTAAACACGAACACTCGTTGCAATCGCAGTCGTCTGTCATACAACTGAATCCGCAGTGTGCGGTGCACCAGCAGGTGCATTTGGGTTTTAATCTTTGATAGCTTGTGTCATTGTTGTCCATTGTTGTCTCCTTATAATAATCTCTCTGCTATGATATTGAAGCCATCTGTAGCACCGTCATCACTACGCATAAATGTCACACGATAGATACGGCCCAATGCTTTATCCTGTAGTGTAACTGTAACAGTATCGCCTGGACTATCTATACCAAGACTGGTATACAAACTAGTCCAGGCATTATTTGCTACTATCACCCCAGTGCTACCTGCTTGGTTTATCGCACTGCCGGATCTTGCGGTTACCGCTGTCCAAGCAAGATTTTTTGAGTAACTGGCGTTGCTGATAACCTGCGGAAATACGCCTGCAAGCCCAGAATTTGTTATGCGGAAACGCATATCATTCACAGTAAGTTCAGTGCCCATTGCGGCATTGAACGCTGTTCTAGCAAGACTTGGTGTTCTTGCTGTTACTACTGCATCCGTGTTAATATTAAACGCAGTGGTGTTCATGGTCAACACATTGGTAAACGCACTGCTACTACGGAACTGGAATTCTCCGTTAGTGGTTCCGCCATTGCTAACATCAAAGTATATTACACTGGCGCCGTTGGTACGATCACGGATAGCCGCATCTCTGGGCACAGACAATGCCACATTGCTGATAGCACTGTCGCCCGCACTAAATGCTGTTGTGTGATTACTTGTGACAGTGGCAGTTGTGCCTATGGTCTTGCCACTGGCCATTGACAGGTTATTGTTGATAGTGGTAGTGCCTGTAGCTGCTCCAACACTTAAAGTGATAGCGGCTCCGGCAAAGTTTACAGTTGTAGCGGTAGTATTGATTAAATTAAAACTTGAGCTTGGTGTTGTCAGACTTGTGGTAATTGCTGGACTGGTCATTGCTGGCGTGGCACCAAAACTGGTTAGACTGCTCGCTGTTACACCGCTGGCTAATGTGTTACCAGTCAGTGTGCCTGCCGCGGCTGTAACTGTAATATCAGAACTGCCATTAAAGCTAACTCCATTGATGTTGCGAGCAGTGGTCAGCGTAGCGGCTGACCCATTCACTGACCCGGTGATAGTGTTTGTAACTGATAGATTTGTTAAGGTACCTACGCTTGTAAGACTACTTGCTGTTACTCCTGATGCTAGAGTATTTCCAGTCAGTGTGCCAGCGGCTGCTGCACTCTGAGTGATAGTGATAGCACCTTCTGCATCTGAAGCTGTGGTGATACCACCTGCACCTACAAACTTGACTGTTTCTTCTGTACCGATTGTTCTTAAAGTGCTGTCATCTGCGGCTACATTGAATGTAAAAGTATTTGTAATAGCATTCCACGGAGTGCGTTTCCAAATAGTAGGCAATGGGTTGGCACTGGTAATCGTGAAACTGTCTCCGAGAGTAACTGTGCCGGTCCAACTGGAAGTAAGTATAAGGTCCCAAAAACCATTTGGATAGTTTTCGGACCAACTAGACACACTCGATACTGTGCGGGTAATATTTCCGCCGCCGGGATTAAATGTCACAGTCCACCCGTAACCTGGTGTAAGTGCAAGTGGATTCCAATTGTTGCTGATTCTAAGTTGATTGTAGTTAGAAGCACTTTCACTGTTTAAGAATGTACCAGTATAACTATTGCTTACATAGGCTGTGGTACAATAATAAATGTAGCTACTGTCAAAGGCCACATTGCCTACAGCATCTCCTACTGCACCTGTTAGTGAGCTTGGTGCGGCAACAATTTTTAATGTGTTGGTACCGTCTGTTAGTGTAGGTATATTAATGGCTGCACTGCCGTCAAAGCCGACACCATTGATGTTTCGTGCCGTGGTTAGTGTTGCTGCTGAACCTGTGGTATTTTGATTTAGTGTAGGTATGTCAGCGGCTACAATAGCACGGAATGTTGGAGCCCCATTAGATCCGTTTGGTGCGGCTAGGAAATGGTTGGCTGTCTTACTGGCATAAGGGTTCTGTGTATCACCATAACCCGAAGCCAATGCGATGGTAACTGCTGAACCGCCCGTATAACTTGTACCACTCAATCCCGTGCCGATAGTCAAGGCGTTTGGATTAGCCGCTAAGATAGTAGCACTTGATCCTAAACTAATACTTGTGCCATTTACAGTTATTGAACTATTGGTTAGTTTGTTATTGGCTATTGACCCGGCTAACATTATGTCTGTAACAGCACCTATACTATTTGTGTAAACGCCATTAGTCACTGTAGTAGCATTACCAATAAAGTTAGTTGCTGTTACAGAGTTTAATCCTGCTAGGTTAGCGGTTGTAGTGCCTAACGCTACGACTGTGCTACCAATAGTAACTGTGCTGTTCAACAACTTGGCATTGGCAATGTTGCCTTCTAACATAGCATTAGTGACTTTGTCTGTGTCGCTGGTTCTAACTACAGTACTATCAACAGCTATAGTTATAGCACCTTCGGCATTTGACGAAGTATCAATGCCAGTGCTACCAATAAACTTGACTGTTTCTTCTGTGTCGATAGCAATCATAGTGCTATCGTCTGCGGCCACATTAAATGTAAATGTTGACGCAGGACCTTGCGGTCCAACAGGGCCTTGTTCTCCTTGTATGCCTTGTGGCCCAGTTGCTCCTGCAGCACCGGTTGACCCAGTATCACCTTGTATTCCTTGAGCACCTTGTGCGCCTGCGGGTCCTGTAGCGCCAGTTGCTCCTGTGGCCCCCGTGTCGCCTTTTAGTCCCTGTATACCTTGAGCACCTTGCAGTCCCTGTGGGCCAACTATCTGTCCAATATTATCCCAACGGCTGTCTGTGACATTCCAGAAATATAAATCGCCGTTCTCTTGATTGATCCAAGCATCGCCTGCTGAAGGACTAACTACGGCTAATATTTCTGCTTCGTTATTTTTAGAACCTTTTAGAGTAACAGCAGCACCTTGTTCGCCGGTATCGCCCTTTACACCTTGTATTCCTTGTATGCCTTGTGCGCCTTGTGCGCCTGCAGGTCCTGTCGCACCCGTAGCTCCCTGTGGTCCTGTGGGTCCTGTCGCACCCGTAGCTCCCTGTGGTCCTGCGGGTCCTGTAGCGCCTGTAGGTCCAGTTGGCCCGGGAGATCCGCCCCCTCCACTGACAATAGTACCTCCGGGAGTAGAACCGTCACTCAAACGAAGTATACCAGTACTATTATCATAGAATAATGTGCCGCGTCTGCCAATGAAGTTGTCTACAGAACTCTGTACCAGTCCTGCTTCTATTTTGCGAAATGCCATCGAAATACCCTAGTTAGAGTATTTATCGGCTTCTGAAGATTGGATTGTTGGGATTGTGCTCAGTCTCGTCTTGAGTGAGTTTGCGGATGATTGGCGAATCTTTGCCCGCTTCAGCTTTGTCCAGTTCTAATTCTTGCTGTAACGGTGAAACCATTATGGGATTTGGGTCTTTTTCCTCTGGATTCTTTGGCTGGCTTTCACTAGACTCGTTGCCGTCTAGTTTTTCAATAATGTCGGCCAAGGCCCTCATGAATTCTGCTGCTCTCATAGTGTTATTTATTAGAATCCGTTAGTGGCTGAGTTGTAGAACAGTTTACCGGACCAGTTTGATGTTTTAGCTTGTGTTCCGCTCGCCCAACTAACGGTCATTGTTCCTGGGCCTGTTAGGTTACCGAACATAACACGGAAGGGATAATAAATGTTTGCTATCATTGCAATGGTTCCGCTCACTTCTGTAACACCGTGAAGGCCGCCGTTCTGGACAACAGCATTGGTATGAGTATATCCTGTAATGGCATCTGGTCCAATCCACATATAACTAGCATCGTCTGTGCTAGTGTAGAATGTATAGGTATCTGTAGTAGGTGCTAAGAAGTATCCTGTAAGCATAATACTACTATACTCTGGTAGACTAGATAAGTTTAAACTTGTGTAAACACCTTGAGAAGTAGCAGCATAGGTATCAAAGAATGTTAGATCGTCGTTTGCCGGGATAAAATCTACACCAAAATAGCCATTAGCATTTGTTGTGCCAGTTACTGTGCGATGATAAACTCCAGATGTAAATGTAATAGCTGCAACGTTGATCCACGGACGTCCTAATAACAGTCCGTCAGGATTTGAATTATTCACTAATGTATTTCCAGAATACTTAGTAGGCAGATTATCTATATCGTAGGTATTATTTTCTCTATAGTATGGCGCAGTAGTATCGCCTGCTGCTTGTCGTCTTGTTTGTGCTAAATCTAGTTTGGCTTCTTGCTTTAACTGTTTAGTTGCTAGTTCTGATATACCGTTTGCGGCCATTATTACTCCCAGTTTAATATTTATGTAAATAGTTGACTATGATCAATAAAGCTCCCTTTAATAATCTACTCAAAACACTCAAAGACACGGGCAAATACCGTGTGTTCAACGACATTATCCGCGAAAAGGGCAAGTTTCCTTCAGCCATGTGGTACGGACCCTACAACATCAAAAGCATCACAAACTGGTGCAGCAACGACTATTTGGGCATGGGTCAGCACAAAGTTGTGTTAGATGCCATGCATACTGCTCTAGATCACACAGGCGCAGGATCAGGTGGCACACGTAATATTGCAGGAACCAGTCACTATCACGTGGCCTTGGAATACGAGCTGGCCACTCTACACAACAAGGCACGAGCTCTGCTGTTCTCATCAGCCTATGTGGCCAACGAGTGGACTTTGATTGCTCTAAGCAAGATCATACCCAACATACATTTTGTTTCGGACAGTGAGAACCACAACAGCCTAGTCATAGGCATGGTTCACAGCCGAGCACCTAAGACTGTATTTCGTCACAACGATCTCAATCACCTAGAAGACATATTAACCAGCATACAACTCACAGGCAACGTGCCCTGCATTGTATTTGAATCAGTTTACTCAATGGATGGCGACGTAGGACACATCAAAGAAATCTGCGATCTAGCAGACAAATATGGTGCTATGACCTACATCGATGAAGTACATGCGGTAGGACTCTATGGACCCCACGGTGGTGGGAAAGTTGAAGAGCTAGGGCTACAATCCCGTGTTGACATAGTCAACGGTACATTAGGGAAAGCCTATGGGGTCCAAGGTGGCTATATAGCTGCCGATGCAGAGGTCATTGACGCCATCCGTTCTGTAGCTGCTGGATTTATCTTTACCACATCAATGAGCCCTGTGAGCTGTGCAGGTGCATTAGCTGCGGTCAAGTATCTAAAGGATCATCAAGAGCTGAGAGACAAGCATCAAGAACGCAGTCGTAAACTCAAACATAGATTGGCTGTGGCTGGCATGCCTGCAATGGAATGCACCAGCACACACATTGTTCCTATCCTAGTTGGGGAAGCTGTGCGTTGCAAGGCCATCAGCGATGAACTACTCAACGAGCACAACATCTATATCCAGCCTATCAATAATCCCACTGTGGCAGTGGGCACAGAGCGGTTACGTCTAGCACCTACTCCGTTCCACGATGATGGTATGATTGAAGATCTAATTACTGCTCTGGCTGCTTCATTTGCGTGTCACCCGGCGCAAGTCTAAATCGATCTTCAACGTAGTCCGAGGTGCTAACTTCAAAGATCACACTGTTGGCAACCAGTGCTTCGATTTGATGCGGACCAAGAGCTCCGAAATCTGCAGTTTTGCCTTCTTCTAGGATGGCTTCCTTGGCTTCACCTGTGCTAACATCAATGTAGGTTACCTTGAATCTACCAGCATTGATAAACCAACTCTTGTATTTTTCTTTGTGAAACACCAAACTGGTTTTGGCTCCTGCACGTTCGAATACAAGGAGTTTTCCGCAGTATTTGTCGTTGTTGGCCCATACCAATTCAAATCCCCACCCTTTGTCTATTTTACCTAATGTTTGTAAGTTCATGGTCGTTTCTCGATTATTTTATCTACTAGGCCATAGGCCAGTGCTTCTTCTGCTGACATGAAAGTGTCACGATCCATGTCACGCTCGAAGTCTTGATAGGTCTTGCCTGCGGTATTGTGTTTGACATAAAGTTCAGTTAAGATGGTTTTCATCTTGGTGATCTCTTTGTATTGGATCTCAATGTCGCTTTGCATGCCACGAGCACCGCCCGAGGGCTGATGGATCATGTGACGGGCATAGGGCAACATATAACGCTTGCCTGCTGCGCCTGCCTGTGCTAGGAATGAACCCATTGAACAGGCCTGCCCCATCACATAGGTAGCAACAGGACAACGAATAAACTGCATGGTATCATAGATACTCATGCCGGCAGTGATAACACCACCTGGGCTGTTGATAAACATGCTGATTTCTTTGTCTGGGTTTTCGCTTTCCAAGAACAGCAATTGGGCTACAACTAGATTGGCCATGTGATCTTCTACAGGACCATTCAACATGATAATACGCTCTTTGAGCAAACGACTAAAGATGTCGTAGGCCCGCTCACCTTTTGATGTAGATTCAACTACCATTGGTACTAACATAGAATTCCTTTTGTGCAAAATTAAAGTATAACGTGTCTAGTAATTATTGTCAAGGCTCTTGTTTTCTTTGTAATCTGAGCATATAATAGTCATGTAATCAACCCGCAGTTAAATATATCATGAGCACCCTTTTATTAAACGCAGACATGCAACCTGTAAGCCTTTTACCCTTGAGTGTGGTAGATTGGCAGGAAGCCATACGATACATGGTTCTGGACAAGGTCAAGGTCTTGGAATGGCATGACGATTGGATTGTCCACAGTGCCAGATGGCAGACTCGTGTGCCTGCTGTGATCATGTTGAACACATATCAAAAACCCAAACATACCATGCGGTTGAGCAAACGCAACATATTCCTGCGTGATGCCTACACCTGTCAATACTGTGGCACAAATGTCACAGAAACCAACGCCACTTTGGATCACGTGCATCCTGTGAGCCTGGGCGGCAAGACCACTTGGGAAAACTCGACCACAGCCTGCAAACATTGTAACTATCGCAAGGCAGCTCATGTGGGTAAAATGAAGCCAAAGATTGCTCCTTACAAGCCTACATTTTGGGATCTAGTTGCCAAACGCAGGGTTAGAGGCTATCACCTGGGCCATCCTAGCTGGGCGGACTATTTAGGATAATCAATCCAAAATATCGCTTGACAACTCCACTGTTCGATGCTATAATATTAGCATTGTAACAGTTTAGGAGCAGAAAATGAGAACACAACCGCAAGCAGTTATTGCTCAACTTGAAGCAGACAACAGCCGTTTGGCCAAAGAAGCTATTCTTGCAGAAGCAATGACAGAAGGGCTAGATGAATTCTTCGAAGGAGTTCGCTGGTGTTTGGACAAACTGCATACCTTTGGAGTCAAGCAGG